AAAAAGAAGAGAGAGGCTGAAAAAGGCATCGTGAAAGAGGTCACTCCTGGTTACGCCAAGAAGAAACCTGATTTTGATGATGACGTGCCCTTCTGATGGCAACCAAGAAAACATCACCCACACAGAGGTCGCTAGAATACTTGCGAGAGCAAGGCTATCTGGTGGCTATTGTCGAGCATTGGAACCCGTTTGCACGAATCAGGCAAGACCTGTGGGGTTGGTGTGATCTGCTGGCTATCAAAGAAGGTGAAGTTTTGGCAGTACAGGTTACTGCAAGTGCCGTATCTACCAGAATCAAGAAAATACAAGAAAGTGAGACTGTCTCATGGGTGAGGAAAGCCAATATCAGGATAGAAGTGCATGGCTGGAGAAAGTCATTAAAGACAGGGAAATATGTTCTCAGGATAGAGGATATCTCGTAGAACTGATCAACATGAGTTTGCAAGAACTCTGGGCACTGGCCTACAGTGAAGGATACAAGGACGGGATGTTAGCTCAGTTGGTAGAGCAGTAGACTTTTAATCTATTGGTCGTGGGTTCGAGTCCCGCACATCCCACCACACAACGCAGCGGATGCGAACTCTGGGGCAATCCCAGGAGTTAGGACAGGAGCTGGCATACCCCTGTATATCCGCAGTATGCCTTTTTCTAACTTACAAGGAACAATCATGGCTTATAACAGTGAAAAACTCGTCAAAAAGAAGAAACCTGAAATCGTAGAAGAGAAAGTATTCAAGAAAAAGAAATCAGCCAACGTATTTGTGGCTACTCCTATGTACGGTGGTCAGTGTACGGGTTATTACACCCAATCCCTGATCACGCTAGGGCACACCCTACAGCAAGCTGGGCATAACATGGGCTACTCTGCCATGTTTAACGAGAGTTTGATCCAGAGGGGTAGAAATGCACTTGCACACCACTTTATGCAGAGAAAAGAATTTACGCACTTGCTCTTTATTGACGCAGACATTAAATTCAATCCAGCGGACGTGGTTCCCATGATTGAGGCCAACAAAGACATCATTTGTGGCATTTATCCCAAAAAAGAAATCAACTGGAATGGGGTTGCACAAGCAGCTGCTGACGGAGTGCCTGTAGATCAGTGGAAAAACCGCACAGGGTCACTTGTGATCAATTTGAAGAACTATGAGGGGGCTGTCACTGTACCTGTGAATAAGCCTGTGGAAATATGGAATGGTGGTACTGGATTTATGCTGATCAAGCGGTCTACTTTTGTGAAAATGCAAAAGGTAGTGGGTTCCTATCTCAACGATGTTGGGTTTATCGGTCAGGAAATGGGCAGAGAGCGTATTACCGAGTATTTTGCGTGCGCCATCGAACCAGGCACAGAACGGTTGCTATCTGAAGATTATTTCTTCTGCTGGAAAGCCAGAGAGGCTGGACTCAAGGTCTGGGCAGCTCCCTGGGCTCAATTAGGCCATTTTGGGACCTATTTGTTTGAAGGTGGCTTATTGCCAGCTCCTTAACGACATCCCCACCGCCTACGGGCGGCTTTTCCTCTTTCTCCTTTCCAGCTCTTACTTCTGGCACAAAATGAACGATGTCTTGCTCCTGACTTTTGCGGTGCTTTTAGGTTTGATCCTGTTGACCTGTTGTATTTTGCTCGTCCTTTGGCTGTCAGGCCTCCCCCTTTGGATACTGGGAGTTTTTCTCCTCGGCCTACTGATAAGTTGGGTTTATCTGACATAGATTTCTCCAAAAAGTGATTTTTCTTGGTGGCGGGAAGGCTAAATCCGTTTTAGGATTTTTTCTACCTATGCCATCAGGCTTTTAAAACACGCTCTGCTTGTTGCATGACAATAACACGTTGTTCTGCCCCAAACAAGCCTCCGTTGATGCGTTTGGTCAGTGCGTTATAGTCTTTCTCTTGTGCCAACTGATTGCACCCATGAGTGGCCCAAAACCACCCTCCAATAGCAGCTGCATCCTTGGGTTGTCTAGCCAGATCAGGGTTGGATACTAGGTCTATCCCTAATGCCTGTCCAGCATGATAGAAGTTGTCATGCCCTGTGAGCTGACAGATTGCTGATCCTCTGAACCGCCATCCATCCCCCGATGCCTCATCTCTGTTGCCCATTCTGTTGGAGTAGATGTGGTTGGCTATTTTCTCAGGCTGATGAGCATACTTCATGGCCTCTTCATGGCTGGGAAACCGCTTGGGCCACAGTTGCATCAGAGTCTCAGGTCGATAGTTCAGGTTCTCTTCTAAGCTCTTGAAATGATTGGACTCATAGCTGAACTGACCTATGAAACAAGCCTGTTCTTCTGGTGTGTCGATGCGCCAGCGTTCAAAGGTTTCATTGAGTGGGTCAACCCAGACATGATCTATGCCTAACTGGTGTAACTGCTCTGCTGTAATCATTTAACACCCTCGTTAACCGTTTGCCTCACTTGGTTGTACTGGGCGATACAGGCGTTGAGGCTGACGATGGCTGAGTCTCCGTCTGCTGCGATGGAGACAATATCTTTAATAGCCTGTCTGTCAGATTGGGTTGCATTGGTTCCAGCGTCATTGGGGGTACTTGAATTGACTTGTACGGAACAACTGGAGGGGAGGCGCAACTCGCCAGAGTCAATGCGAGCATTGATAGAAGTCTGCTTGGTCTTGATGTCATCTCTAGCCTTTCTGAGAGCTAAACCTGTCTGAGATAGTTTCTTGTTCAGCTCGTCTTCTTTTGCACGAGCCTCTGTATTAAGTCTGATAATTTCTGCTTGATCTTCAGCAACCCGTTCTTGATAGCCTTCGTGATGTCCATAGAAATACACTCCTAAAATGGCGCAAATTGCACCGATGATTAACCAAGGATTGAATAGACTAAACATTTCTGGTGCTCTCCCTGGCATGAGCCATTCTTAATCTTTCCTCTTCTGACTCCAAAACAGGCGGTGTTCTAGGTGGAGGAGGTGGAACCCAAGGTGTGTTCATGGCTGACATCACACCAGCTGGCTGCATACCCATCATGGGGTTCATGCCCATCATAGGCTGCATACCAGGCATCATGCCAGCACAGGGATTCATGTTGGGCAAGGGCATCATTGCTCTAGCCCCCATGACCACCGCTAAGACGCTGAAGATAGACGTGGCAATGATCTTGAGTAGATCATGCGTGAGCTTGTCATTAGGAGCCATGTCTTTCATAGGCTGTTCTACGGCAACAACTCCGTAGACAAAGAAACCCACGATAAAAAGCAAAATGATACAGAAAGTAATCATGATGCAGAATTTAGAGAAGGCATCCATCAAACGGACGATGCCGTTGACTTCTTCTTCTTTAAGGTTTTTTAGGCTTGTAAGCATCTGTTAGCATCCAAGGACAAGTTTGACTGACTTCACAAAGAGGAGGTTTACAGTCCTCGTCTTCCCAATGTGCTGGGTCTTGACAGTGATAGCGATACTGATTGTCACATCCAGCCAACAATATCATCAAAACAAGGCAAGCATATTTCACTTTTCTAACCTTTTCAAAGTCTTATCCACCCTGATTTCCATCTGTCTAACATCAACATACATCCAAGCCATGAGAGGGAGAAAGACAAGAACAATGACGAGAAGGATAGCAATCAGTAAGAAGGCGAGTGAGTCAGACTTATGATCATCCCCCACATCCACAGGATTATCAGAAGAGTAATTGCTAAAACCACCATTCGATTTTGAATTAGGTCTGCCTTTTGATCCCGTTGCCATTTTGCTCTCCGTTGTCTCAGCAGTTCTTCCCTCCTGGCTAGTGCCTGTTGATTAGCAATGTGACCTATCGTCTGATTCACTCTGCTGTACAAATCTTTCATCTCAGCGGGCACATGGTAAACCATGTAATCACTCAACTCTTGATTCAACTTCTCCATTTGCAAGTTGGCAATCACCAACTTGATGGCAATATCTTGCCCCTCTTCATTACCCACATGAAGAGCCAATTCTTCCTGTTCTTTAACGTAATTCTTCAGGCCGTTGTAAGCCTGAAAAAACTTGGTTAAAGCATCTGCCACTTGTGAATAGATGAGGTTTTCATCAAACTCAGGTGGCTTTTGTTTTACTTTCTTTTTGGGTTTTTCAACAGTCTTGGTAGATTCTTCTTTCTTCCCGCCAAACAGTTTCCCAAAAAAAGCAAAGATGCCCTTGGCATCCTTGTGAACTCCCTTTACATCTTTAGCAACGCCTTCAACTTCATGAACAACGTCCATGACCATTTGTCGGCCTTCCTTGTACATCTCGCATGATTCTTTGATGAGCTTAAAAGCTCCCGATGCAAGGGCAACAAGAGTGAAGGGGTCAATTTAAGCACCTCAATAGCCGTTAGACGTACCGTCATTTAGAATCAAAACACCACCAATGTTTACGCTGACAACCGCAGCCGTGGCAGCACTGCTGGCAATTTGGAATCTCAAGTCTGTACCAGCAGAGTATCCAAAAGGAAAGTGTCTTTGAACTTCATAAGTCGTGTTGAAAGGTGTTTGCACAATCACTTTTTCCACACCTGATGACGCATTTGTAATGGCCCTATATGTGGTGTAGTTGGCACTGTTTCCGTTAAAGGAAGAGTAAGCACCGTATCTCCAGCCATAAAAGGTGTAACCGTTGGGTACGGTGTACACAGCCATTTGTGATGTGCCAATACTGGTGGTAGAGCCAGACACAGTTGTGGTGTTGATTTGTGCGTAAGTGACTCCTCCAGTGGCAAGAGTCACCACACCAGTGGGATTGGTGGCAGAGCCAACAGATACCGCTATGTTATTGATTCTGAAGTAAGAATTGGCTGTGGTCACGCCTGTTGTGCCATTAAGAGCCAAGTTTTCAATCAAAACATTGTAGCTTGCATCTAATCCAGTAATGGTAATGGTAGCTGTGTCAGTGTTGACAGTGCTAACCAATGTCATTGTGGATGCAGATGTTGGAAAAGCATAGTCAGTGGTAGCCATGTTTTCCCATACGGTCCTGAACAAACCCGCTGTAGCTGGCGTAGTACCGTAAGCAAAAATGTTTGCTGGAGAGTGATAGGGAATCTGACCTCTTGATACTTGTAGTTCAAAAGGTTCAGACCGCCCATGTTGGGTCATTGAAAAGGTTGACTGAGCCATTAGTACACCTTCTTACCGCCACCAGATGTAGGCGATTGTTTTGTGTTGTAACTAGGAGTGCCAGAGAAGTCAAACACAGCTCTAAAGCCACCTTTAGGCAATGTTCCTGGCTGCCATCTGTTCATGTCAGCAGAACCATCTCTGGGCAACTGAGGGCGAATAGACTTGGCGATTTGTTGATTTACCTCATGTGGCCTCTGGTGAGCAGAATTAGCCATGTGACTATTTTCATAGTCAGCTTTAGGATTCATCGGATTCTTGTTGCGGTTGCTGCTTGGCATTACTTCTCTCCTTGGTTTTTACCACTAGGTATGCGAATAGTACGAATATAGCTAATGTTGCTACTCTTGTCCAATCTCCCGCCCACAGGGTGTAAGCAGTTAAACCGCAGCTCATCAACAACGCTATGATCGTGATTAAACGGTCTGAGATGACGGTTAAAGCAAGACGAATTAAAGATACTGAGTCCATGTTGTTTCCCTCTGTTGAAAGTCAACATCATATCACTCATCTTTATCATCGTCTAATCCCATAAACCCACTACCCCACTCATCATCTTGCATCTTCATCTTGATAGCCTCAAGTTTCAATGCACGATCTATTACTTTAGTTTTATCATTGATGGTGGCAGTCTCATCTACCATCACATCTCTGAGCATCTTAGCAATAGCATTCTCAAGTTCTGGGTTCAGTCCCTTTTCTTTCTTCTTGCTCATCGCTTGGCCTTACGCTTGTCTTTTTTGGACTTTCTAGCCGTTGACAAAGCAATAGCAATAATTTGTTTGCGGGGACGGCCCCCTTCTTTTGTAAGTTTGCTGATGTTCTTTGAAAT